CCTTTCAAGTTTTTCTGAGCTTTCATAAGCTTGGTGAGTTCTTCTCTGGCTTTAGCTTTTTTAGGATTTAATTTATCTTTGATTTTGCCAAGAATACCTTCGTCAAGTTCTGCTTCTTCTTCTTCTTTCACTACCCGAATACCTTTAAAGTTTTTTCTAATCGCGGCCATCTTGGATTCTATATCATCAAGTTTTAGCCACAGCTTATCGCCTTTGTCAAGTATCTCTTGGGCCTTGTCACCATCTTCTTCTTTATCAGCTTTAGCTTGTATTTTATCAAGTACTCCCTTCAAGTTTTTCTGAGCTTTCGCGAGTTTAGTAAGTTCTTCTCTGGCTTTAGCTTTTTTAGGATTTAACTTATCTTTGATTTTGCCAAGAATACCTTCGTCAATTGATTCAAATGTCATTATAGCATCTTTAGCATTTTTAAAGTATTCTACTCCACTAGATGAACCACCATCAAGTTTAATCTTATCTTTTTCGATAGATACATCAATTACTGATCCCATGCCAAAATCAATTTGATTTCCTTTAACAGTGCCACCAGCCTTTTTCGCTGCAGCTAGGACCTTTTTAATGTCTGAAGCAGAAGCTTCTTCAAGTTCTGCTGATTCAACTTTATACTCTTTTCCTTGAAACTTAAATTTTTTCTTACCAGCCTTTTTAGCATCAGTAACAGCTTGTCCAAAGGCGTTACCTTCTTCAACATCGTCTTCTACTTCGTCTTTAGATTCAACCTGCTTTTTTTGTTCAGGATCTTCTTTATCGTCAACAGCGTGCAAATCTACAAAGTCCTTATTGGCCTTTTGTACTTCAGTTTCGGTTTTGATTTTATTTTTTTCTAAAAGTTCTGCAACTGTTTCGGCCACAGACTTTGTGATTTCGTCATTCATTTTCATAGTAGGTATTTCCTTTGTTATTTATATTTTAAGCGGATTCTGTGGCCGCCATTTGTTTTAGTTTTTTAAGTCTTTCTTGCTCTGCCTTTTTCATTGCAGGGACAAGTTTTCTAGCAAGTTTTTTGGCTAATTGCGTTTTTGCTTGTAGCTTTTTGTCAATTGCAGATTTAGCTGCAAAAGTCATACTGTTATAGTCTTTTCCTCCCGAAAGTTTTTTACGGACAATGTCTCTTGCCTTTTGCTGAGCTCTCTTTTTAATTTTTTCAGAAGAAGCTTTTTTCTTCATTGCGATTTTTCTTTTCATCGCAATTTTAGGAGCAAGCCGCTTCATAATACGACTACGCTTTATTCTTTGTTGAGGAGTTAAAGGCTCTTCAATAAGATATTCTACAAAAGTAATCATTATCCGGCTGTTCCTCCTAACATAAAAAGAGTACTTCCAATTATTCCTGTAATAATTGCTGTAAGCGCAATCCACCAAATTTTATTGAGTACTCCCATTGATAATTCAACATCGTGTACTTTTGTTTCAACCGTGCGTAAACGGTCTTCTACATCTTGAAGCTTACGATGCTGTTCTATATTTAGCTGTTCAAGACCTGACAATTTTTCTTCTGCTCTCGCAATAGAAACTACAGCATCGGCGAGCTTATCTATTTTCTCTTCGATGCGGTCTAGTCTTGTTGATTCGCCTTTATTCATTGTCATAGAATTTTTATTTTACTGCTTTACCTTTTAGCTTAGATAGAACATTCATGATTACACGTGGATTTAAACCTGAACCTGACATGGCGTTATTAATGTCACTCCACATATACTTATCTTTATTAGATTCTTCAATTGATTCTTTTAGTTTAACATCAACTTTACCAGTGATAAGTTTATCATCTATTTTAAATAGTTTCGCGGCTTTCTTAATAGCAGTTACAGTGTTAGCCGCTTTAACAACAACCTTTTGATTCTTTTTAAGTTTGTTGACTGGTTTAATAACTATTACTTCCCAGCTTTTAATCGCTTCATCGAGCTCGGTGGCTTCAAGCTTAGCTAGCTTAGATTTAAGCATCTTAATATACTTATCTTTTCCACCATATTGTTTAATCATCTTGGGTGATGGGTTCTTAATCAAATCTTTTAAAGATTTAATATCAAGTTCTTTGTCAGATGCTTCTTCAAGATCAGTAGCTTCGCCCATTAGCTTAGCCTTATTGTCGTGGTACCACGCCTTATCGGCCACTTCAGCAGCTCCACCAATCTTAGAAGCAGCCATTTTAGCGCCTTGCCATTTTCGCCATGCCTTTGACGGGCTTAGTCGCTTGCCTGTCTTTTTATCATAAATAATCCAATCCGCGGTTGCTTCTTCAAGATCAACTGAGTCTTTAAGTACAAACTTAACTTCTTTTGCACCTTTAAAAAATTTAATTAACTTAGGATCGTTTGGAAAAATAATTTCATCGTCTTCGAGTTGCTCAATTTCACCTTTATACTGTGGAAACTTTTTCTCTGCTTGTTTAATAAACGCTTTAATACTTCTTGGATTATAAACAATGGCTCGATTTTCGTCTATAAATTTTGTATATGCTTCTCTAATAACAGAAGGTTTAGTAAAGTCTACATCTTCATAAATAAAGTCTTTATTAAAATCTTTACCTAATGCAATCGAACATACTTTTTCGATACGAAGCTTTTTCATTTGTGTTGATTCAGTCATATCTCCAAACATACCATTTGTGTAATCTTGAATTTTTTTCAACCTATTTTTATCATTGGGATTATCAATGTATTTAGCATAAGCTTTTTGGAATTCAGCATCATCCATGACTTTATCAATAATTCCGCCAATCTTTTTAGCAGAAGCTTTAAGCGATTTAATAATATCTTTAACAGAAGCTTCAGCGACTTCTTCATTTTTACGACCTCGTAATTCCAAAGATAGATCTCTTACGATCTTTTTAGCCTTTGGATTAGATACTCCTTTAAAAATATCTATAAACGCTTGAAGCTGTTTTATATCAAGTAAAGATAATTGTTTTTGGTTGATTTCTGTAATTTCCATAGTTCCCATTAAGTTATAAATCTATTTATACGATTGTCACCCTCCAAATTCATGGCCGGCAACTCTTTTCATTTGTTTTTTATATTCGTCAAAATCTGGTTTTTTCTTATAAAGCTTAATTGAAATTTCATTGCGGTCCTTACCTTTAATTCGCCATTTAAATCCCTTTTCCAAATGTTCAGGTTTAGTTGTCTTAACTACACGCCGTTTGAAACCATCTTCCCAAGGTTCGCTTTTGCCTTCACCTTCATTTAAGCCTGCTCTTTTTCCCCAATCAAGAGATGTGTCGTCATCTTTAATTGGTCCACCTTTTGCCCAGGTATGACAAGAACGGGCAGAATGGCATTTGAAATGATGCATCCAGCAATAACCAAGTTCTCCATCTTTATCAGATGTTTTTCCTGGCATGCAATCTTTCATTCGAGAAGATATATCAAAAGCTACACAGTTTTCACATAGTGATTTTTTTGCTGCAGTTTCTGTTGTCTTCCAATACTTCGCAATATCTTTCCAATAAGTTCCTGGTTCATCAACATTTAATGGACCATAGTTATATTTTTTAATTGTAGCATCGCGATTCTTTGTATTAGTTTCTAAATCTTGTGTTGCTACAGGACAAGATTCGCCTTCGTTCATATGCTTAGAACCTGCACCCATGTACTTATTATTTACAGGATCCCATTCAATTTCATCTAACTTTTTAGAAGATTCCTTTTTGACTTTTGCGGCTAAGTCTTTATCAGCTCCACCCCAAGTACCTTTGCTTTTAGTAATAAAGGAATTAACTCGAGCAAATGCCCATTGGTGTGGTGTTGCTCCTGGGCGATGCCCTGTTTTCCAAGCAGCCATTCCACGATCAAATACTTTTTTGAGAATACCATAAGGCATGCCAGATTTTTCTGCTTTCTTTTTCAATCCAGCAATTTGCTTTTCTTCTAAAGGAGTAAGTTTTTTGTATGCTTTAACTAACTCGTCTGTACCTTGTTCTAGAGCTTCTTTTTCTACAAACTCACTGAACTTTTTACGATAAGCAATCGTATGTTTTGAAAGTTTTGTTTTAGCTCTTGCATCTCCAGGTGCAGGCTTATATGCCTTTGGATCGTCATCATCTAATTTAGCTTGTTTATTAAACTGTGCTTGACGCTTAGATTTAGTAGATTTGGATAAACCTTTACCATAAGCTTTATTTAATTTTTCGCTTAACGAGTCAATAAAATACTTATCACCTTCTTCACAGATAATGAAGTTTGACTTACGTTCTTTTATGACTACTGGTACTTCACCGATATATGCAGTATCACCAATGTTAAATAATTCACCTGCGATATAGCGTTCGCGCTTTTCTGAAACAGGTGGTAATTCAACGTGTTCACGGAAGTTTTTCTTTTCCTTTAATCCCATTCTTTTACGAAGCAGATTAAAGAGAGTCATGCCTTTACCGTATCCTTTTGGTATACCAAGCATAAACGATTTGAAGTCACCATCAATAGCTGCTTGACGCATTTTAGATGCACTCATTCCAGATACACCTTCAGCATCAGGATCACGTTCACCAGCAGATATTACATCAATACCATCTTTAAAGTCATAATATCCATGACGACCTTTGGCACCATTATATGTTGTAAGTAATTTTTGAAACTCCTTTATACGATCTGAACCAACGACCATTATCAATTTAGTAAATCCTTGGTCATGCAAAATAGATGCGATATGCAATGCGGTCTTAGCGTTTTTATCTTCAACAATGTTTCTTCCATGATTAGGAAACATTTTACGCATTACTTTAATTTTTTCTTTATATTCTAAAGGATTCTTTTTTGGATCGCTTGATTGAGAAGCGTAAATACGATAATCATTTCCAATTGCTGCAGCTGCAACTTTCGCTAACAACTTACCATGACCAATTGTAGGCGGATTAAAGCGACCAAAGGTAAAGACTACTTCTTTTTTCTTTTCTTCACTAAACTGTTTAAATGATTTCATTTTGCTATTATCGTTCCCAGCCTTTAATTACGTCTTTGCTGAAATTGTTCATAGAGAATTCCATACGATCAACTAATTTAACTGCTCCATTTGTTGCTCGGTCAATCGCAACAAATCCTTCTGAACCTGTTACTTTAAAACCATTGCGAGTACGAACAAACGTATCAATCTCTTTTAGCTTATCTAATTTATTTATAATGATTAATTTGGCATCAACTATTGCGTTCATTAAGTCAAACATAAGAACTAGATTTTTTCTGTTTTCCTTTGAAAAGAATTTCATTTCTTCTTCTTGCTTTTTTAACACGGCAAGCTTACCCTTTTCACTTTTACGCTTTTCGTATTCTTTCTTATACTTTTGATCAAACCAAGCAATAAGATCTTGAACGTGTTTAGTAGTACTTGCAATTCTTTCACCTTTACGAACAAGAGTATTATTGAATGTTTCAATCTTAACCGCAAGATCTAAATTGTTTTCAAGTTCTGTAAGTGTAGTTGATTTAATCTTTTGAAATATTTTACCTGCCTTTGAAAGTGCTTCAGTTACTTCTTCAGTATCAACCTTTGTTAACGTTGCAGTACCAGAAAGATCTTGTAAATCAGCGTCTTGGTACCATACACTTGGTTTCTTTTTGAGTCCTTTTATGTTAACACCAAAGGATGCTTTCATCGAAGAAAAGTCTTTACCTTTATAGGTTGTATGCCATACAACACCAAGATTTGCCTTAAGCATTGTTTTAGCAAGATCTGATTTAGCAGGAACTGCATAAACAATTGTGTTAGGTTGAAAGGTGATAAACTTTTCGCCGTCAATTGTTTCGCTATTTAAGTCACCCTTTGTAAACATTACATCACCCTGAATAACATCTTTGATTCCAAGATCTTTTAATTCGTTAAATGCTGTAACTAACTTTTCAGCAAGATCTCCAGATGTATCTGCACGAACATCTGCTTCTGATTTATAGACCTTAGGGTCTTTATTGAAGATGCCTTTTTTAGCAACAAAGAATTGACCATCGCTAGGATCGGTGCCAGCGAAAACTGCAGGTGCTCCATCCCATTTTACAGTAACATCAGTTGAAGAATTAGTATTACCCGCAAGCATATCCCTTAGTGAACGTAATGCAAGGATTGCTTCCCTTGCACCTTTTACACCAGCATAAATTACGCGGTCTTCGATATGTGTCATATGAACATTCTTACCTGCCTTAGATGCTTCTAATAATTCTATGTATGTGCTAAATGATTTCATTAAATAAACTCTTTAAATGATTTAAACTGTGGTTCTTCAATTTCTAAAACTAAATTACTATCACCTGCTTTATAAATTCTGTGATATTCCATTTTAGGAATAGTTAAAACATCGCCTTCTTCTAATTCAATAGGGATATTATTATCCATTTGAAAAAACCAGCCGTTACCTTCTAATACTGTAACGATACGATCAGCTTTGTCACGATGCCAAACTAATTCGTGAGAATCGGTATTTGACTCAAATACGCGTGTTTTAAAACGTCCTTTTACTGTGTCTGTGTATGGTTTGCTCATATTACCAAAAAAACGACCCTCCGCCTTGTAAACCCAATTGATCAGCGTATCGTGGAAGATTACACGACCAATATCCTGGTTTTGTTTTATCTTTCTTAGCAGCACAATTGTGACGTGCTGCAAATGATTTTCGTGCAGCTGGATCACTTATCTTTGCCTTAAGGCCAGATGTATCTCCAAACTGAACTTTAATTACGTTACCTTTATCATTTTTAACATAGACGAAAAACTTTTTCTTACCGCCTCGTTTTGGTTTGTTAAGTTCAACCTTTTTACCTTTATACTCAGCAGCTTCATCGATGAAGGGATGATCTAATGGTACTTCTTCACCTTCGTATAAACCAAATTCACCAATATCAGTTGATAGTAAATAATCATCAAACTCAGTTAATTGAACAGATTCTTTTAAACTTCTAGCATAAGAAAATAGCTTATAGTAGTTTTCAGAATGAGGACGAAAAATATTATGAGCCAATGGAATTTGGTTCTCCTTATGGAATCTTAATGCTGCTTCAAGTTTACTCATAAATTTTAACATAAGCTGAAGAGTCTTCAGTCTTACTTCCTGCGTAATTAATTAGTTTTGTAATCCAACGATTAGTCTTTCTTCCTCCAAAACGTTCAACCGCTTCGATCATATAAAGTGTACCAAGTTTAGCGTGAATCCAAGGGCCATCTTTTGTTTTAATGTTTTCGTCGAATTCTTTACGAGGTGTTCCTTCGACCTTTTCCATTAGTTTAAACATTTTTTCTGATTCTTTTTTATCACCTTTTAAAATTTTCTTTGCGGCGCGGGAAATTGTTTTAACTTCAGGAAGAACGATTCTTAAAGTTTGTTTTGCAGAGTCTTTAATATAACCCCAACCAACACCTCCACCACGTGCAGTTTTACCTTCAATTTCCGCTTTAATAGAACCATAGGCGCTATTGTCTTTAATCATTAAATAACCGTCATCATATTGAATGGTACCACCTTTTGAAGACCAAACATCTCCACGACCGGACTTAATTGCTTTAGCGCCAGTCTTTAATACTTTGTAGTCATCAGTATCAGGCGGAAGTTCAACGTTAAGTTCTTTAGACTTTGCTTTCTTATTAATTTTCTTAAGCGAAATACCTACACACGTACGATTTACAAAATGTTCTAAAATAGATTTTTGTAAACCTCTAACAGTTCCTGTATTTAAAGACTTAATATCAAAGTTTGGTGCAACGGCCCAGATGTCACCAGGATTCCATTTATCATCGGTGAACTTTGGAAAGTCGTTGTTTTTGAATGCTTCATTCTTTGCTTGATAAATTGCTTTCATCAATTTAGAATCGCGGTGGAATGTCATACCCTTTTTAATATAACCTTCTTTAATTAGAAGTTGCGATGAAAGATATGAACTGTTTTTCCAAGCATCATCAATCGCCAAAATTTCTTTTAATGATGTCTTACCAACATCAACTTTTTTAAATGCACTTGTTAAAACTTCATCGGTATAATCATCAATTGGAGTAGCAACTCCTAAATCTAACATTGCTGCACACCAAACGCATTGTGCCGCTTCTGCAATTGCTGTTTGTAGTGTACCTCCACCGGCACCTGCTCCTCCACCACCAAATGGTGCAGACTTTTTCAATTGACTAATCTTAATAGAATTGCCTTTAGTATCAAGCATAGCAAAGATGTTTCCATCTTTTTCGTATTGATCGATTGCTTTCATAGCGCCATCGATATCACCCACGATTATTGTACCACCTTTTACAAGTTCAAGTGGTTTCTTAGCTTGAATTAATTTACGAAGAATATCAGTACGAGCTTCACCTGTTTTTGAATTAGGTTTCCCTAATTCGCCAGATCCAAGGTTCGTTCCTTCTTCTAAATATTTTGCAAATGATAATAGTTTAAGCATACGTTTCGATCATTCGTGTTAAATCGCCATCTGATATATTTACTCCTGATTTAAGAGTACCTGCCTGCATGTTCAAAGCGCGGGAAAGTTTACGTAAGTTAGCAGTTTGTTTAGACGTACCTTTACGAAGTAAGTCAACTGTCTTTTTACGTGCTGCGGAATCAAGTTTTAAGTCACCGTCTAATTTAATTTTATCAACAATGGTTTCCATGAAGTCATAGATTTCGCTTTCAGTTGGATCGATCTCAATCATAAATGCTCGAGTACGTAATGCGCCATCAGGATCAAGTTTATCCATCTTCAAATTAGAGATAAAAATAACTTTACCCGTAAATTCGAAGAAGCGCGGTATTTTGTTATCATCAATTAGTTCTTGAGGATCTTCATAATCGTCAGGCTCAACAACATTTTTTCCCATTTTATTCCATACAAGCTTTCTAACTTTCTTAGTATCAGTTGCTGCTTTAAACATATTACGAGATTCTTGATCTTTTAGCGCATCGTCAGAATCATCAAAGAAAACAATTTCGTTTTGATGTTTAAACAACAGTGAGTAGATACCTGCAGCAGATGCTGTACCAGTATTTTTGAAATAGCCATTTCCATCAGAAAGGCCCATACCATTTAAAACTTTTTCGACTGTAAATGTTTTACCAATACCACCTCGACCTGCAACAAATAATGCATTCGACGCGCCAGATACAGTCATCTTAATTAAATTTTCTAAGTCAGCAAGTTGCTTTTCATATGTAAGCTTTTCTTTGTTAGCTTCTAACTCATCAAGTTGTGAGTCGTGTGCATAGGTTTCTTTGGCTGAACCACTACGAATAGTTCCTGAAGTTGCACCAATAGCAGTAAGAATATTTGACTTCTGTGAAAGAAGTTTCTTTTCATCTTTCTTACTGCCTTTCCAAATATATTGTCTACCTACCTTTTTAATAATAGCAGGATTCTGTGCTTCCATTTCATCAAAGATTTTAATACCTACAGACTTCCAAACTTTAAATACCTTTTGCTTAGTAAATCCTGGACTTGAAATAAGACTTACCACATTGTCGTAAGCATCGTCAGGATCAACTGCTTCTGTAATACATTTAAGATCTTCAGGGGCAAAATCTTCTTTTAACGAAATATCGCTTGGATAAGAAACAAATTTACCACTTTTCACTTTACCGCTTTTTACCATATCAGCGACTTGAGGAAGTACTTGGACCAATGACACGTCTCTATCAAATGAGATGTGATATGTTGGTCCTTGTGTTGAACCATTCCACATATCAATCGATGTTAAGTTTTGTGAACTAGCTCCACCAACACTTTTCCAATTAAAGCGAATTGATTCAATCTTTTTACCAGGTGCATAATACCTTAAGCCGTATCCTGCACCATTTGAGTTCTTAAATTTTTCTAATCCTAAATTAGCAAACATGGACTTAATACCTGTTTTCTTTCTTAAATATTTTAGGATAATATTGCCAGCCTTTTCTAAAGAGCTAGTTGCGAGTTCTTCCGTAATATAATCTTTAAATTGCATAGTTCCCATAGTGTGTTGAATTTAATGTGTTTGTTAAATCTATTTATAATAAAACACTCTTTAATAGTTGGCCCATTTGCAATTTTTCCATTGACTTTGTTCAAACCATCGTATAAATAATCCTCGTTCACGGCCGTGCGCTTCAATTTCCCAAGGGTGATCATAGTAATTTAAAGACTCAAGATCGACTGTTTTGCCTTTCCACTTACACAATTTGATTGTTCGAGAAAAATCTTTTAGCTCTCCTCGAGCGTATTGCTTTACGTGGACCATCTCATGCGCTACAGTTGAAAGCATTTCTTGTAAAGGCTGCGATGAGTTAACTCGCATAGTAAATTCACGAGGTCTATTGCACAATTCATCTTCCCATATGCAGTCGCCAGATACACCATCCTTTTCATCAAGCTTATTAATTAGTTGAATATTAACAAAAAGTTTATTTTGCAGCCGAGGCATTAGATGTAACCCAATCCAATGAGCAATATCGCCAGCCATTTCCCTTTTCTTTGAACCTGAACCTATTACTGTAATAAACATTATATCTTAAATGCGCTAAAGTCATTGTTCACCGGTGCAGAAGGTGTAGTAATTTCATCGCTTGATAATGTTTGTGCTGAATCTTCTACATCGTATAATCGCATTTTAGATCGATCAATTCCAACGACGAATCTTTTATCTTGTGTTGGATCGTTATATCGATTCTTAAGCTGTTTGACCATAAGCTGATTCATACTTTCAAGTTGTTCTGTTGAAATAAGAGCAAGCATTAAGTCGGCAGTTGCTGGTAAACCAAATGATTCTGATGTATCAGTAAGTTCAACATCGGTATTACCAAATCCTGTACGAGTAACCTGTGTTGCAGACCAAATAGGAATATTGTTTTCAACCGCAAGGCCACGTAGTTCTTCAGCAATTGCTTTAATAAGTGAATACGTATTCACTGAACCGCCAAGGCCTTTCATTCGAGAACTACCACAAATATTCAAATAGTCAATATAGACTACATCTGGTTTGAAATCTTTCTTTAGCTTAAGTTCATCTAAGAGCGCTCTGAAATGTCCAACATGAGCTGTTGCGGTTGGATATTCTTTAACAATAAGTTTTCCTCGTGTTTTTTCTTTGAGCTTGTGCACTTTGGAATTAAATAGTTCCCGAGGCAACGTCTCAAGCTGATCAATCGGCACGTCAAATAGGTTTGCATCGATTCGTTCAGCAATCCTTTCTTCTGCCATTTCCAAGGTGATATAAAGCACGTTTTGTCCTGCGGCGAGATTGGCAGAAGCAAAGTGGCACATAGCCAAAGACTTTCCAACACCTGTACCTGCAAGTATGATATTGAGAGTTTTGTTTGAAACACCACCTTTGGTAATAGTGTTGAACATAGATAAGTCAAAAGGTATTTTATCTTCTTGAAGATGATAGAAATCAAATCGTTTTTCTGAGTTTTCAAAATAATCGTGACCAACATTAGTATCAAAAGACACCTGTAATGCCTTTGATAAAATACCGGGGATAGCACCGTCGGTTAACTGTGTGTCCTTTCCATCTATGATGCCAATTGATTTTATGATTGCAAGATATACTGCTCTTTGCTTACACCATTCCTCGGTCGAGTTCAGTAGCCATTCTCGTTCCACTTCTTCATGATTTTTCAAGTCAACAATGAGATTATGAATTTCATTACGAATTGATTTATTTATATAATCAGACTTTTGGAACTCAACATCAAGTGCTGACGATGAAGGTAGCTTATTAAATTTTTGTAAAAACTGCAAAATAAGCTCGTAAACAGGCTTATGCTCGTTTTCAAAATAGTCTGCCTTTATATGTGGCAGAGCTTTTCTACAATATTCTTCGTCGTGTGTTAAGTTTTTAAGTATTAGCGTTTGTAGATTTGTCATTATTTAGTTGTTCTTCAAGTAACTGAGTCAATATGTCTCCCATAAAATTCTTAAAATCTTCTGAATTTTGAAGTTCTTCTTTGTTAAGATTTTCGGGGACTTCATCAAGTTTAAAGTCAAATTTCACGTTAAGTTGTGCGTTGGCCTCATCTTCGTGTAATGTAACTTTACCATAAGTATATACTACACCAAGATAGGGACCTTGTACAACCTTAAGTGAATAGAGTTCACTCGAAGGTTTTTCAACGAATTGAACTGTTTCGTCAATATTAATCATTATTTTCTACCACTGCCACTTCTTCTTCACCGAGAATAGACTTATAAGCTACCTTATAACGCTTTTCAATGTGTTGAGCAAAATCTGTATTATTAAAGACGTTATCCCAAAATTCTTTTTTCAAGGTGTCTTTCATGCGTACATTGCCAGAAAGTTCTTCACCTGTTTCGGGATTCTTTGCTTGATACCAACCATTCTTAGGTTTAATAACGTATCCTGTTTCAAGGGCAACTTCTGTAAGGCCTGACCATTTTTCAATACCACCTTCCCAAGAAACTGAGATTGGAATCTTTGACTTTTCCTTTACAAATCGTGACTTTTCGACATTGACTACAAAGTCGTATCCTACAACTTCTGTACCAACTTTGTCTTGACGACGGCCAATAATCCATACGTTATCTGCTGAGTACATTACGCCAGTACCACCTGAAACGATTTGCTTAGGGAATAACCCTTGTTCCATATAAGTATGATTAATTGCTAACAGTGGTACATCTTTGAGCGTAAGCATAGGAGTAATCATACGGAACAATCCTTTAAGTGCTTTTGCACGTGTCATGTCCGCAACTGACTTCATATTTTCAGCATCTTCAACTTCCTTTTTAGAAGCGATATTACCTACTGAGTCAATAACGACAATTACTTTTTCTTTACGTTCAATTTCATTTAGCTGATGAACAAGATCAAATTTAAGTTCTTCAATGTTTGTAACAGGCGTATGAAGTACACGACTTGTATCTACGTCGAATGCTTCGAAATAAGACTGTGGTGAACCAAATTCTGAATCATAGAATAGTAGTACTGCGTCCTTGTGCTTTTTCAAATAAGCGCTTGCCATAAGCAATGCAAATGAAGTTTTAAAGTGTTTTGATGGACCAGCTAAAACCGTAAGTCCTGAAGCCAATCCTCCATCGATCGATCCTGAAAGTGCAACGTTTACCATTGGCACTGATGTGGTGGTGAGTTCTTTTTCACCGAATAGTTTCGAATCTGCAAGCACTTCAGCACCAGTAGTTCGAGATGATTTTTTTAGTTTTTCTAATAGTGACATATATTTCCTTAATTAATAGCTATATTATACCATAAGTTATGATATTTGTATACCCCTAAATAAAAGTTTCTAGGGTTTGAGGAGTTTCTTCGTAATCTACAACTCCAGTTTTATTGTCGAAAACCGCGAATTCGGCTTCTCTTGTATCTAGTTTTCCATCCAACCAATCGTGAATATTTTGAGCCATATCCTCCGCGGTTGTAACCGGAACATTTTGACAAATCATATTTAGATTTTTTCTTCCACCTTGAAGTTGAAAATCGCTTGGCATTTTCATAATTGCTAAACATTCACGAACGGTAAGATATCGATCTTCATCAGGATGAGTTAAGCACGTAGGCATATGACCAACAAAAGCTCCAATATAGTCTTTTGGTATTTCGGTTGTTTTCCTCATAATGTTACCACCTGATTCAAGCTTTTTATGAATTTCTAAGCAGCGCTTAGCCTGTTTGTCAAACCCATTTGCAGCCATCCATTCTGAAACTTCATCGTATTTAATACCACGGTTTTCCAAATAATCAAGAGGATTAATTGTTTTCTCAATCTTTTCTTGAAATTGCTTGTGAGTAATTCCACCTTCAAGCTCTTCCAAAACGTACTTATAGAACGGGTTATCGCTTGGCTTATGCTTATTAGTAAGCTCATTCATTGGATCGTCTTCTGAAACAAATGCATTTCGAATAGTATCTTCAATCTTTTCGTGTGGACGACGATAAAAAAGCATATGAGGAATGTGGTTGCCTTGCCAAAAGAAATAAAACGATCTATCGCGAGTTTGACTTAACCCATGCATTTTTGATTTTGTTTTATACAACGACATAGTATAACCATTTTCCTTTGCTATTTTACGGAGTTGCTTAACAATTGGTGCACCCATCTTAGACGCAAGTCTTGGTGCATTTTCTCCCCAAAATACTTTAGGTTTTACTTTACTTAAAACATATTTTGCAGATTCAATCATCCAATCATTCGCTTTATTATCAGTAGAAGCTGATGGGCTAAGAGAGGATAACCCCGCACAAGGACAAACCGCGTTAACAACATCAACATGATCTGTTCTACCATTACCTTCATCAATTACGTGATAAGGCACTTCATGATTATAGTGTTCCAATAATTGAGAATCATTCGCTGCAAAAGCGCTGTATGATAAAATATACTTAGGCTTTTTTGCAAAGACGTTTTCCATTGCTAGGGTTTCACCACCAATAAGTGGTACACATGATGCGTAACTATATGACATTTTTAATATTCTCCATTATATCTTTAAACGTATATGATGCATCTTGGTGAAGTTTATAAAACTCATAAGCATCATTTCTCATTTTATTGCGTTTTTCGGTGTTATCGTAAAGTTGTAACATCTGATCGAGCGTTTCATCAAAGTTGTTTTCATCAAACCAAATTGTTCCAGAGTTTTCGTGTTCTGAAAGTTTTCCGCCATAGTGTCTATGAGTACAAGCATCACCATACCTTTTATTGAATACTGGTATTGTTCCTGTGCATACAACTTCACAGTGAGTGTATTCAATTGAACGTTGAATGAAGTGAGGTTTCATTCTTGAAAGCTGATATCCAAAGCCAACCTTTGACATTCTTTCAAGCATTTCCTCTTGAACGTATGGGCCAAAGACTTGTACATGTGAGCCATGAGCTTCTGACAAATCATATTCATTGGGGTTTTCTGCAAGTAGATTTTCAAATTCAGATAGTTCTCTAAATCCTAAGAAAGCAGGTGAACGCTCAATGCCTTCGTACGTAGTAAGCATGTCGTTTAGCATTAAGTAGTTGTTATGGTACTTAAACATTTCGATATAGCCTTTCCAAGAAGTTGTTCTGCCAATCCACTTATGATGATGTTGATCTTCACAGGTTTCTTTCCAATACTTTTCTTTTACTTCATCGAAATACATTCCAGGCTGAAAGGCCACAATAGGTGTTCCTTCTTCTTCACCAAATAGTGTAACACTGCCTCCTACTTTTTCACCTGCGTATTTTGCAAAATCATTTGTTGTTGAATGAACAAATATAATATTAGCTCGTTCAATTGCTTCATCTAATCCACCATTGCGACGAATAGATGCCATCGCGTGGTCGTGTTGAATTAAAGCAACCGGTACTTTAATTTCAGACAACATCCTTTTAAAATTTTCAATTGCTTCTTCTTTTAAGCTTAAAGCAGGCAATGAATTTATAATAGCAATATCAGATTGATTTACTTCTTCAATCATCGCATCAACTTCATCATCTTTTGAGAACTTAAGCTGATGGATGTTATCAGTGTTATGAGCATTTTTTCTTGTCCAAGATTTATCTTTAGACGCAAATACCTTATACGTATAATCATTGCGCTCGTAATACTTACATTGCTCAATGGTAAATTTAGTCACTCCGCAGCCTTCAATGCCGCGGCCCATTATAATTGATATATTTTTCATAAAGTCATTAGCCAACATATCGCAACACCGAGTGCTACAAATAATGCTATTGTCATATCTATTGGAATCATAGTTCGTCGTCTTCGTGTGTATAGATTTCTTCGTTAATCGTCAAACCGCTTAAGTTTTCCCATAAGGTGCATTCGAAAATTAAGTCACACCAATCATCTTCGCCAATTGCAAGAATCCAATCTGGTGGACTTTCAGACCAACCTGTTCCATGTTTATAATGAATATGGCTTTCGTTTGAATCTTCTTCAAGTCGAATAGTCAAAGGTTTACCATCAACCTCCAATTCATAGTTTGTAGTCTTTTTGAAATAAACCTCATTAGGTTCTTGTGTTAGTTTAATTTTTGCCATAAATTTATTTATCGTTATTTAAGGTACGTTACTTTTACGCCGGCTTCTTCTAGATAGTCCATTCCTTTTCCACAAGAATCGTTCCATCGTATGTTGCTGGCTTCTCCCATAACAACTTCTTTTATGCCGACTTGAATAATAGCTTTAGAACATTCATGGCAACAGGGTAATCCGTGCACATACATTGTTGCACCATTAAGTGAAACTCCGTTATGTGCACAGTTGTATATTGCATTCATTTCAGCATGGACAATGCGATCATATTTTGTTTCGCGGTTCTTATATAATTCATCACTATCGTCCATGCCTCGAGGAAAGCCATTATATCCCTGAGACAACACTTGTCCTGATTCGCCAATAACTACTGCACCGCATTGCGTTGAAGGATCTTTCGACCATTGCGCAATATCGCGAGCTAAATCTAAATAGCGTTTATTCCATTTATTACTCATCAATGTATTCTGACTTTAAGTCAAAAAGACTTTGAGTCTCCTTTGGTTTTTCTCGATTCAAAAAATCTTTGTTAGGATCTTGACCTTCGATACCACCTCTTGCGTACGCACCAATAAAGGATGCATAGTTGATTAAGTCTTTACAAGAGTCTTCGATTGATTCGAAGTTTTGCTCGTAATCAGGATCATTTTCCATAGCTTCAATTACGGAATACATTCTAAGAACTTTAGCGTACACAATATCTAATATCGTAAGAGCACCTCGAGGATAGTAGTCAGCTTGACTAATACGAGATTTATCGTTTTGATAATCGTTTGATTTACGCAACTGCAAAGCAATTGCTTCGTTAATAATTTTGATTGATTCTTTATCCATTATCTATATATTATACCTTAAGTTTAGTGTTTTGTAAATGGTTAACGTTTAAAACTCGCCATGTATCGCCTTTTCTTTCTGACAAATTAACTGCTTCTCTAAGAGGAAGGATTCCTTTAAACTCAAATTCTAAAACTTGTCCAATCTTATAATAGTTTTCTATGTTTTGAGTATAGCCAACGATATGAGTAAGTTGCTTACGCTCATAAGACTGAATCATTTTAGGAATATCGTTTAGACAAATATTGGGCCATTGGGCTGGTTTGCGTTTTAAGTCGATGAAAGTATTGTCGTCATACTTCCAATCGTGACGCCATTGGTAATTTTCCTCTTCGCCTGTTTCCGGATTAGTTGCGATTTTATCTACTTTCATTTTACCAGCACGACGTGCGGTGAACTCAAGTGCAAGTGCATCTACGTTTTCACGACTGCTATACGCTGGTTTCTTTGCCTCTTCATCGAGTCTATTGAGCAACCATTCGTCTACTACGTATGTATGATTATTAATTATTTCTGCAATCTCTTCAATCATGTGTGTTTTGAGTTTGTAGGAAATGTTATCGCTTCCATAGTATTACCAAAGCATTCGTCAGCGATTGAAATAGTTTCTTGTCGTTTATTTTCAGACGCAATAAACTCGTCGATGAATTTGAAGTGGCGTTCGTAAACGTGCATTGAACCAACATTCCAATAGATGTTACCAAGTTCAACTTTAAGTTCGTGGCACATCATATCTGCCATGTACTTTTGCCAAGCGAAATCATTACGATAGCCAAAGACTACATCATTACTACGCATTTGAACAACTACTTCGAGTTTGTTGTCGCGAATCATATATTGAACTGCGTTAGTACAGATAAAGTCAGACATACCATTTTTGTTGTATTCTTTCCAAATACTTGGACGCGTATAAATCATAACTGCACGACGTGAGTCTGGATTCTTGTGAAGTTCCATTGCGCAATTATAGTATTGACTGAAGTTATCTTCGTGAAAAGTAAGATAACCATAGTTGGAATTAATCATACCTTTTTTATCAGATATCATTTGCCAAATTTGTGGAACATCACCTTCGATGTCATTGACGTTAAGTGAACGAGATAAGTACCAATCGAGTTCACGATTGATATAGTCTTGATTAATTTTACCAAAGACTGTGGGTTCGTCTGCTACAAAATTAGCATTAACGATTTCAATTGTTTTTACGCCAGTTTTATCTTGAACGTAATCTTCTGATTTGCGTTTACGAACAAATTCGTTGCGTATATTTTTTACGGAGTTTTGCATACGGTATATTATACTCTAGGTTTAGATAGTCTGTAAACCTATTAATGCCCTTTTTGTACAAGTGTATAGCTTGGAATAATTGGAGCATTTTCTCCATTGAAAAATGTTTCTACCCATTCAAGGCGGGTTTCTTCTGGAAGGCGATCAAAAATACGATCTGCCATAGGTGTGAAGTGTGTGACTTCAACCGTAACGCTTCCAGTTTTTTTGTTAGTGTCTACATTAATGGAATGATCTCGAGTTGAGTATTCATCTCGAGTTTTAGTGAGTGTTTCAAATTTTATGTGTTTTACTTTTTGCATATTAAATTTATTTATTGAGTTTTTTACTATCAACGAAACACTCTGGCTTTTCAGCAAATACGTTAATCGGTGCGCCAGGACTTCCCCACCACTTTTCAGCTTGGAGTTTTACTTCATTGGTAAGAGCACGATCGCAGTCTTTTCCAAAGCTTATGCAACCGCGTTCGGTGCACCAACATCTATCTTTATATCCTATCATAATTTACATGCTCCAATAAGTTTCACTTGAGGGTGAGCAATAATAAGGCGTGTCATATCGCTCTTGAAAGTCTTTTCCACTCATCATATTTTTTCTTGTGACGTACGTTTCGTGAATTTCGTATCGCTCGTTTTCTGCGATTGAATCTTTAACACCTTTTTCCAAAGAAGATTTTTCCATGTTTGGCCAATCATCTTTAGTGACCAACTTTTCTCCTCGCTTACAGCGTTTGTCGCTGCGATAAATTTCAACTGTATAATCTTTAAGCATTTTTAATTAAAGGATAAATAGGATTTTCGATCTTTTTCCAACCAAATGACTCGCATAAAAAATACTCTCCATCTACTACGACTATATCACCAGTCGATAAAGAATAGTGCCTTTGTGCTCGAAAATCATTTGCAATGTTGAGCTCGACTTCGCTTAGCATTTCTTCAGGAGCGTTTAAGATGTGAAACACGAGTTCAGCAGCTTCTTCGGCAAAACGTTCCTTTTTAATTTGAGGAAGATCGCATTTAAAAATCAACTCTCGCCCTGCATGTTCGTCTGCGTCAAACGCCCCTCTAGAATTATATGGTCGATGTATTTCGATCTTATTCATATTAAGCAACCTTTGTTAAAAGTGAAGGAGAAACGCGCCAGTTCTGAGTGTGCGTTGAGATGTTAATCGTTTTGCGATTTACCTTTTCAACGATTCCTTCGATGAGTCGTGAACCCGAAGTAAATTGAACCGTGTCACCTACTGTGAATGTCGATGCGACTGCAGCAATAAGTTTTTTGCTTTGAATTTTGTGTAGTTCAACTACGTGATTCAGATCGTCGCGATCCATTTTTGCAAATAGTACGTAGAGATCTTTCATTTCGTTTTGTGTGAGTTTAGCCATAATTTTGTTTTTGTGTTTTTGTGAGTGCCATGTTTAGGAAAAAATGGCGGAGATAGTAGGATTCGAACCTACGGAAGCGATTAAACTTCGGCTCTTTAGCAAAGAGCTACCTTAAGCCTCTCAGTCATATCTCCATATAATTTATCTTTATTAATTATTATAGAACTATTATACCATAAGAAACACGGTGTGTGAACCGTTATTTTCATCCCACAAGCCCTTAAGTCATCTAAGTAGTTGATAGACAATCAGATAAAAAATGCATTTTTTTGCACTTTCATCTAAGTAGTTGATAGTCAATTACTTACGCTTCGAAGGGCAAAATCAATTGCTCGTTGAGCTTCAAGCCTCACAGGACGGCTTTTGTACCATCCGCCGGTTTCCCTATCCAACTCTCGTACGAGGGCTTCTACCTCCTCTGAGGTGATTGGATATCCACGCTTAATGGCATTTGCAGAGATTGACATCATAATCTGATACATTTTGGAGTACCAGCCCGATTCACCAATCGTCATATATTCGTTGATCAACGTTTTGTTTACAAAAGGACAATCACGATATGATGTCCAAGAATAGTTACTATTCGTCAATTGTGTTTTACGATATTCGTCAAGCTGTTTTTGAATTGCTTCAGGAAATTGAGATCCAAAACTATTATGAGTATTCTCATTCACGAAATGGTGCTTATCCATCAATTCATCAGGATCAAGTATAGGACCATTGTGTTTAAAAATAAATTGATAAGAATTTGGATAATCCGCAGGAACGTAGTACATGCGAGACAAGTCTTTGGTCTGCGGATCGCCAAGAGAATTAAATTCTTGATTCACTGCAAACCAAAGATGTTTGATTTTATTTGCTTCTACGTGTTTCGTTAACGGAAATACTATTCTGAACTTTGGTTTTTCTTTTGTGCTAGATGCTGAACTATAGCAAACGAATCGATTTCTTTCGAATGTTTTAATAGCTTCTTCAAACGTACCTTCGTATTCGTCGATGTCGAGTGCCACCCAACCACCCCACGAAAGTACATTGCGATTTGCTCGTGTAGTTCCTTTTTCGTAAACTGCTGGTGTAATAAGCGCTGATCCATTTTTTCGTTCTCCTTTTTTAGGTTTGTATCCTGGTTGTTCGCTTAACATATATAGCAACTCCTCGAACTTTTCCCAAGTGGAAAAAGTCATTTGACGGTGTGTCTTATTGTCAAATATTGAGTTGAATATTGTTAGACTATATTCCATTAAGCAATCCGTGATTTCCATCGTGGCTAGGCGCAATCCAGCCTGTAGGCTTTACCAAATCTGGCAAACCTAAAGGATTAGGACGTGTTTCTTTTACGCCAACCTCTTTAGACATATTTGCTTGATGAACTTCATCCCAAGCCTGATGGGCATCTACGCCAAGCGCGTCAAGTGTACCAATAGCAACCACACACAAATCAATCAATCCATCGACAACTTCTTCAGCGTCGATTGGAATACCTGCTTTTGCGGCGTTTTCAGTTTCACCTAATTCTTCGTGTAAAAAATCTAATCTAAAACGTAAAAAAGATCGTAGCATAACACTATCGAAGTTCTTTACGGCGTTTCGCACACCATACTTTGTGTGCATATCATTTATATCTTGTACCCAGTCTTTACTCATTATCTATATATTATAATCTAAGTTTATTGTTTTGTACACTCCTAAAAGAAGAATTGTTGTAAGTCTGCTTTAGGTTCGGCTGACCAACCAATGGCATTGAGTATGATATCAATTGGATCAATGAAAGTTTTTTGAAATTGTAAGTTGTAGTCGATGTATTTTTTGATCTCCAATTCTTCTGGCAAAAAGTCGGGAAACGCGATTACGTTTTCTTGAATAGAGTTTGGAATAAGCAAATACACGAATTTGACTTTGTCGCCATTCTGAATGAGTTGATATTTTTTATCAAGAGCTTTTGCTTTTAAGTGATGATTGTAAAGTAGCGAACCACGTACATGGATTGGACTACCTTTACGATAAATACGACCTTTTTCTGAATACGATGAGACATCAGTTACGCCACGAGGGAATGCTACTTGATCAGGACTTAGTGTTTTGAAGTGTTCTTTAAATAAACTAATTGCTTCTTGTGTTTTTGATTCGTCGCCCGTGACAATAACCTTAAACAGCTGATTCATTGCACTACGACACGCCTGTGGTGTAGAAGACTTAACGGCTTCAATCCCCATGATCTTAATCTTAGGTTCAGCATATTGGACACCTTCGTTATTATGTACATTTAGTATGTAACGTTTCTTTGCAGTCCAAATACCACGATCGGCAATCGCCTCACGTTTCATGACCATACGATTTGAATACGCTTTAGTACGTTCTGCAAACTGATCAAATGCTTTTGCCAACATAGGTTCAATTGCCTTAGAACCAAATTCGTCGAGGAATGATACAGGATTGTTTGGCTTGAATTTATCAACAACATCTTTTACACCAATGTAAAGAGAGTCAGTATCCATCGCAATAACGCGATCCTTAGATTCGCCAAGGAAATCGTCAAGGTAATTGTTGACATTTGTTTCGGCGTATTTGATAACCTCTTGGCCTGTTAATGTAATTGCTGATGCGATTCGTAAATCAAAGTAACGGAAGTACTTGTTGCCCATTGCGCCATATAGACTATTAAGGAGAATCTTAATCGCGGTTTGGAGTGTTTCGAGACGAGCAACTTGACCAGAGGTTTGAGCGTACTCGTTGCGTTGACGTTTTGAAATAGTTTCAAGTTTAGTTTTTGCTTGGAGCATGTCACCTTTAATCGTGACACGTTTAGCATATAGTTCTTCAACAATTTCGGGAATAATACCTTTCTTGTCCTTACGAAAGACTGCACCATTAGACGCAGTTGCGCCATCAGCATTAGTAACACCAATCAAAGTTTCAGGTGACATGTTGTATTGAACAATAAGATTAGGATAAAGTGAGTTTAAGTCAAAAGACATTACCCAATCATGCATACCGACATGAGGATCTTTTACGTATCCGCCTGGAAATTGTTCAGTTTCTTTTGGTACACTTGGAAGGATCGCGATCTTTGAACGTGCTAGACGACGGAAAATAATTGAGTCCCATATTGCTGTTGTACCAAGAGTGTCTTGATAGTTTACACCGCCAAGATAAGCCATAGTCAATACCAATGTGATAAGGCCAAGCTTTTCTTCCATACGTTCAATAAGCTCAACGTCTTTGATGTTGTAGTCAACAAACATTTGAAAGTCTACATCGTATAGATCACGCAAGGTACCAACCTCAGAATAGTCAAGTTTCTTTTCACCGAGTACTACACTCGAAATATGATTCAAAGAATAAGATTCTTGATTGCCATACGTATATGCAAACTTTTTAAAGAGTTCCATATAGTCAAGGTGTTGAATACCCATGATGTCAAAGGCAATTTGTTTACGACCTTTGATAAAGATTTCCTTACGTTCAATCTTACGCCAAGGTGATAAATTGCGAACCTTTTCTTCACCAAGCAAGAATGCCATGCGAGCAACCATGTATGGAATATCAAAGAAACGAGTATTCCAACCTGTAATGATATCAGGCGTATTTTCAGGATCTGACCAAAAGTCAATAAAAGCTTCAAGCATCGAAGATTCAGCAGTGAACTGACGATAGTCGATTTTTAAGTGTTTAAGCGATGTAATAGCTTCGTCATAAGGTTTCATACCCCAAACGCGATAAGTGTCATCCTTTGAGCTTTTGTACGCAATTGTAAGAATCTGATTGACAGGATTGTCAACCTCAGGAAAACCATCACCATAAGATGTTTCAATATCAAGTGAAGCAACGTCAACTAAATTGCGATGATAAACAATTTCGTTTGGAAATTGATTTTGAATAAACGCTGGGATGTGACGTGTATTTCCATAAAGACAAAAATCAGGAACGCCATTATAGGACTTTTCAAATTCCTTGACTTCTTTCATTGAGCCAAACTGCAAAGGCTCGACTGGCGTACCATCGAGAGCTTTCCAATCTGTAACAGTCTTTTGAGACTTAAGATAAAGTGTAGGTTTGTACGCAATGCGATGAGTAATTTTTTTACCATCTGCGTCATAACCGCGATATAGAAGTTTGTTACCTAGTCTTTCGACACTAGTGTAGAATCCTGTTAAAATCATACTATAATTATACCATAAGTTTTATGGTATGTACACTGCTTATTTTAGCGATATGAGTGTATTTTTTCCCTTTTTGCTCCATTCATAATCGCCATAAAACTTCTTAAGTTTTGCGATAACTGCTTTATTTACAGGATCAACCTGAATCGTATTAAGCTTTTTAGAATCTAAAACAAATTGTTTTTCATAAGGATAAACTAAATCTAAAACACCTAATCCTTTTATGGTATTGCCATCATCATCTCTTACAATGGTTTGGTCCATAACAAAGGTAGAACCTTTAATCATACGACTAATACGGAAACGTTTTTTACCAGTCTTCTTATCAACTACGACACGCGTATTTTTGTCAACAGGATTGCCAAAGGTGTCTGTTCCATTCGGATCAATATTCCAACCTCGAGTAGCAATTACTTTTTCGAATCCTTTCCAATACGTTGGCATATTGTTTTCAAGTAATACTTCAAGCGTTGTTTCTACCAATGATTTCATATATCTATTTATAAAAAATCCCCTTTACTTCATAGGCGAAAGAGGCAAAGACCAATACGTTAGCCGTTACTTACAAACTCATTGAGTTCGCGGGCTTTTTTAACTATATCACTATCACTCGGAAACGGTAGTGGCTCATAAGGAGCCGGGATTTCATAATCATGATCGAGTGCTCGACTAGTTAAAACTCCGTGGTGTTCTCGCAATGCATCATTGTTTGAGTGCCACTTTTCGACTGTTAATTCTTTTGACATATTCAAAATGTCAAATCGGATTTCATACGGGTTTTTTTCGCTCATTGTGTGTGTGTTGTGTTTGTGTTAATAAAGTCCCCTTTACTTCATAGGCGAAAGAGGGAAAGACCAATAGGATTATTCTGCCAAAAATTCTGGCTTCGAATTAATAGAGAAGCTCTTTGGCTTTTTCTCTTCTGGAATATTTTTCACCAGATAGACAGAAAGAATACCATCGACAAGCGCAACAGATTCTACTTCAACAAACTCACCAAGTGTGAATGTCTTTTTGAATTTGCGTGTTGCAATACCTTTGTGAATGTATTCTTTATTGCCGTTCAAATCTACATCTTTAGATGCAATTGTAAGAACGTCTTTTTCTTGCTCAACGAATAAATCTTTTTCGTTAAAGCCTGCTACGGCGAGAGCAATTTCAAAATTGTCTTTGCCGTGTTTAACAACATTATGAGGTGGATAACCTTCTTGTTGTGATTGTAATTTTTCGAGTCTATCAAACATAGACTCGAAACCGATTGTCCAGGATTGGCCTGGCCATGTGTATGCATTTGTCATTTTATTTTTTCCTCCGTTAGGCAGGTTAAGGCGACAACCCCATTGTGGGCATTGTCTATAAAACTATTTATACAATTACTCGTGTATTTTTTGAAAAAGTGATAAACTCTTTAAACGATAAAAGTTTACGAGATGAAATAATTTCAAAAAACGTCTTAGCTTCAGGATTATTTAATTTATCATATTTAAATTCAACTGAAGAATAAATTGGTCTATAGTGAAGTGTTCTATCTTTTGGCGTTAACATCAATTGTCCTGTTGTAACCATTTCAGCTTTTTTAGTGTCACCAACACGAATGGGATTCATAAAAGGATCTTTATCTGGTGACTGCGCAATAGCATCAATCATTTCACTCGGTTCTTTAAAATCGGGCTTTAAAAATTTAGTTGCATATTCATAGCGCTGTTCAGAACTTTTACGCGCTTTAACTAATTCTTCATCTTCAGGGTCAACCTTATAACCAAGTTCAGGTATTAATATTCCATGATTTGTTCTAACAGATATTTCGTCATCTTTTAACTTCACCATTTTAGAAATAAACTTACGAGGATTATCTTTAGTTGCATCTTCTTTGCGTACTAAAAATCCACCTTCGATTAAATAACATTCTTTTTCGTTAAAAACATACGTACAACCAGAAAGTTCATAAGCAATTAATTTTTTTGCAGCTGCTTCTGGTGTTTTTTCTAAAAGTGCTTTACGAATAGCTTTGCCATCAGGAGAATAATAACCATCAGCGTTCCTACGAGCCATTCGTTGGTTAGTAATTTTATCACCTTCTTTTTCATCACTCTTTACTGATAATGACGCCGATAAAACACAAACGCCATACTCATTTAACCCTTCTGTCCAACGACTTAATTTATCATCAATATATAAGCGCTGCATACCATCACGGTTGTTTTGATTAATAACGACTTCCGTTTTGTAGTTTCGGTCTCGATTTTTTACACCAACCCAACCAAATTTATTTATTCTCTTAACAGCTACTACACACATATAACTATTTATACGATTATGCTTTCTTAACGTTGCCTATAGAGTATTTTGATTCAAGGTTCCACTCGTTTTTGTCACGGTGGGATATAATTTTTATTTGTCTCAACGAGGTTTTTGTTTCAGCCTGTAATTCATCTACGATTGTAAGTAATCCCCAATCAGATAAAAGAGTAGTGATAGTATTCCGACGTCCAATATCGTCCTCTGTAAAATTAGATGGTTTACCATCAAGCATAAAAAGCTCTTTAAAATGAACGATAAAGTATCGACCTTGTTTGTGAAGTATGTGACAGCTTTGAAATAAAGTGTTATGTTCTTTTTTCGAAGCAACTCCGATACGCGTAAGAGTTTCTTTAATCTTAAGAAAGTCGTCGGGTTCATTTAGTAATACCTCCAACATATTTGAAGGTGTCCATTCAATAGGTGTCTGTGTTTGCATAATTTATTCCATTGTAAAGAATTATTTATACAAAACACTATTTACGCTTTATACCTCCTTTTTAAATGATTGATACCAATATTGAGAAGAATCACGTAAGGTCTGATTTGAGGATCTGATGAATTCTAATTGTGCAATAAGCTGTCTCTGTATTTCGCTGAAAAAGTCTTCGTCTTTTCCTGAAATAAGAGGTTTAATTTCGTCATCTAATACTTCGATTATGTGATCAATATACTTGCATGTTGGTCCTACATACGTGGGAGATTTAAGTTTATATGTATCTATTTTAATTTGTTTTGCATTTTTTCTTGCCATATTATTTACCTCCTTTGTCTAAAATTTTGTGAAGTTGCATCATAGCTGATTTTGAAAAAAGCGGATAAACAGCTTCGGCTTTTTCCTGCGAATAGTTATAATACTGTTGAATTGCCTTTATATCTTCAGAAGACTTTGACTTCTTACCCCACTTTGAAAACCTTTTTTTAGGTGTTACAATATTGCGATAAAAGTCATACTGCATTCGCGGTGGAAGTTGATTTTTCACATTCATTTCATTAGCAAAAAGTGCGGTATCTTTAAAGTAAGACAACCCACGATTAATGATAAAGGGAACATATTGTTTGTCCGCTGCATCAGGATTAACCATTTCAAGTGAATCATCAGCAGTGCAATCTTCTAAAAGGTGTTTACCCCTTTTTCCTTCATTGATAGACTTTATAAAGTCAAATGGTGATAGCTTTTTTACTTCCATTCTGATGATGCCATGATTTCGGTTAGACACGCAACAGTATTAAGTTCCTTGTCTGCTACGAAGGCCGTTTTAAATTGATAGTCTGCAAGAATAAGAATGATTGCAGGAATAGAATGAGGTTGAGCAAAGTCGTAAAGAGTGTCATAAATTCTACGAAAAATAACGGATGAATCGATATCAGTATTATTAGTAACCCAAGAACGCATGCTTTTAAAGTCTTTGTCCTTTAAGTGATGTACTAGGGCTGCAATGTTTTGATCTGATAAACCAATCAATATGTCTGATGTAATTTCACCAGATGATGAATAGCGTTGACACTCGTTGAGTACGCGCCGCCAATCAGGAGCATAACGCATAATAAGTTCAGCCACGATTTTGTTGTTAAAGTCAACCTCTTCAGACTTTAGAATATGCTGCAATCGTTTCATGAACTGCGCAGCTAATTCAGCAAGTTGCTTTTTAGTTGTGTTGAATTCAATTACAGCACAACGTGAATGAAGAGGTTCGATGATTCGATTCTTAAAATTACAAGTAAGAATAAATCTGCAATTAGAACTAAACTCTTCGATGAAACCACGTAATGCTGGTTGAGTTGATTGAGCATTGAGATAATCAGCCTCATCTAAAATAACAACCTTGTATTTACCACCATTCAATGAAACGGTAGATGCAAATTGTTTAATAGTAGAACGAAGAGTATCAATGTTACCTGATTCGGAAGCATTGATAAGTAAATAATCTAAGTCAAGTTCATTACACAGCGCACGGGCAACTGTGGTTTTACCTAACCCTGCAGAACCAGTGAGTAGCATATTATGCATTTCACCTGTATCTACGATTTGCTGAAAAGTCTTTTTTAGACTTGACGGAAGAATACAATCTTCAATAGTTTGAGGCCGATGTTTTTCGACCCATAAGAACTCGTTTTGTTTTGTCATAATATAATTATACTCTAAGTTAGAGTATTTGTAAATTTAAAAGTGTGAGGGAGTCGACCGCTACGCAGTCCTTATCCTCATTATCAACCTCCGCCGTCGCAGAGGAATTACGAACTCAATCAATAGTTACCCAATAGATGACGTAGAGAAGTTACCTTGTATGACAAATGATTGATCTAACAGCATGCCGCTCAATCAACGCCTATTCCACAAGCCTCATATCCTAGTACGTTCTACACTACATTTTCTATAAACACCAGACAAACCATACGGTTCTACTCATGTGTTAATGCCCCGTTATTGGAATGGTGGATCATTACCCAATACTTCTTCAAAAGCATTGGAACTATTAAAATTAAAGAAACGCCCCAGCGGTGATCAACTCCACTGCTCCCCGTTGCTCCTCGCAAGGTCTTTCGGGTGAGTAACCTATACTGCTCGTATGCAGTAGGAAGATATAGGACAAGATGGT